TTGAGCTTTACAGCAACGAAGGCGAGGTGGTTCTAACTCCGTTTATGGGTGTCGGTTCTGAGGTATACAGCCCGGTTTCATTGGGTAGGAAGGCTATCGGCATTGAATTGAAGGACAGTTATTTTAAACAGGCATCAATAAGCTTGAAGCTTGCTCAAAATCGGTTCGATAACGAATATTCTTGCCAACAAGCCGACCTCATTGAGTTAATGGATTGATCGTATGGAAATCCTGATATCCACATTCTTCACCGTTGGGCTTCTCGGCTTCCAACAGCAAAATGTTTCACATGGCTGGTACTGGTGGGCGGCGATCACCAGCATAGCCATCGCTGGCGCTCAGTACGTCATGATAACCAGCGTTGCGCAAGGTGGAAGCTGGATTTTGATGGGACTGGGCGGGGCCGCTGGTGTAACAGCATCCATGTACATCCACAAACAAATGAGGCGGAAGAAATGAAAATTGACTGGCAGAAACTCGCTATTAATATCCGTTCCAGCATGTCCCTGGTCAAAGCCAGCGAGTCAATCGGTCGCCATCGTGATTGGCTCAACCATCTGGCGAGAGGGGATATTGAAGAGCCGAAATTCTCTGACGGACTGGCGCTGCTAAATATTCACCTTGATTTGTGCGGTATCGAAAAACACCGGAAGCTGATTAATTTAGATGAATAATAACATCCACAATCTCGATTTATGGTCTAAGATAAGTGAATATATTTCACCCGTACTGCTGGCGGCGCTTTACTCCCGCCTACCACACCCAGCAGAGCGGCTTTCCCTGGAAACAGGGTTTTTTCTTCAGGGGCGGAAATGAGGGTGCTTATTGCTTGCGAGTATTCAGGCCGCGTCCGCGATGCGTTTATCAAGCTAGGCCATGACGCAATGAGCTGCGATCTTCTGCCAACAGAATTGCCGGGGCCGCATTATCAGGGGGACGTGCGCGATGTTGTTGACGCTGTGCGGCAGAGCCATGGGCAAGGGTGGGATTTGATCATAGCGCACCCGCCGTGCACGTTTATGGCCAATAGCGGCGCGAAGCATTTATACGCCGGCATGAAAAAGGAAAATGGAAGGAATGAGCCAAGGTGGGCAGAAATGCACAAAGCCGCTGAATTTTTCTTATTGCTTTGGAATCTCCCGATACCCAAAAAAGCCATTGAAAACCCAATCATGTTAGGCCATGCCAAGAGTCTGATCGGCGTCAAACAGACCTGTGTTATACAGCCTCACCAGTTCGGCCACGGCGAAACAAAAGCAACGTGTCTATGGCTGCAAAACCTTCCGCTGCTGATCCCGACCAATCAGGTTGAGGGGCGGGAAGGTAAGTGCCATGCAATGCCGCCTAGTCCTGATAGATGGAAAAACAGAAGCCGGACGTATCAGGGAATTGCTGATGCAATGGCAGCACAGTGGGGTGAGAAGAAATGAGCCAAACGGATCAAATCAAGGACGCGCTGGAGGCTGGCGACAAGCTGACCCCCATTGACGCGTTAAACCGCTTTGGCTGCTTCCGTTTGGGCGCAAGGGTGCATGAGCTACGCCAGACCGGCTTGGACGTAAAGAGCCGCCTTGTGGCTACGCCTAGCGGCAAGCACGTGAGCGAGTATTCGCTGTAATGAAAAGTTTAATGGGAGCACAGGCAGGCCTGCTTGAATTGCGTATTCCGCCACGCAATTGCGCTCCCACCCTATCCACTGGCGGAATGAAAGGCGTGAAAATGGGAATCCGCTGTGCGTGATTACTCGAAAATATCACCAAAATTCTGGATAGGTCAAACGGGCAAGAAGCTGCGTATTTCCGGTACGGAGGCGCAGCTTGTTTCTCTATACCTAATGACATGCCCAACATCAAACATGATCGGGTTGTTTTACTGCCCGATTTCTTACGTTGCACATGAAACAGGCTTGACCATTGAAGGGGCTACGAAGGGGCTTGCAAGCTCCATCGAAGCCGGTTTTTGTGAGTATGACGAGGTGTCGGAGATGGTATGGGTGATTGAGATGGCCGAATACCAGATCGCCGCCACACTCAAGGCAGAAGATAAGCGGTGCGCCGGGGTGCAAAACGAGTATAGCGATTTGCCTGATAACCCTTTCCTAGCGCGGTTCTTCGATAAATATTCAGCCGCTTTCAACATGACTAAAAAGAGGTGTGGAAGCGACGATTTGGTAAGCCCCTTGCAAGCCCCTTCTAAGCCCCTTGCAAGCCAAGAACAAGAACAAGAGCAAGAGCAGGAGCAGGAGCAGGAACAAGCCCAGGCACAGAGAGCAGGAACAGTTCCGACGCCCGAAAAAACGGGCATCGTTCCCGCAAAACAAGAAACCGAACTTCAAGCCTCGTGCCGTGAAACGTGGAAATCCTACAGCGATGCGTACTTTACCCGTTACGGAACGGAGCCAGTTCGCAATGCCACGGTAAACACTCAGGTTAAATCGTTCGTGAAACGGATAGGCGCAGAAGAATCTCCGCATGTCGCAGCATTCTTCGTTCAAAGCAATTCGGCTTTCTACGTTCAGCGTGGGCATACCTTGGGGAATCTTCTTGCTGACGCCGAGAAGCTTCGCACTGAATGGGCAACAGGCCGAAGCATGACGACAACCAGGGCGCGACAGATCGACCAATCCGAAGCAAATTTCAGCGCAGTAGGCGAAGCAATGAAAATCTTGGAGGCGCAAAACCATGCAGAAGCTGCTTGAAAACCTAGCCGCAACCGCCGAACTGATGGGCCAACAAATCAGCCCGACAGCCCTTGCTGTGATGGCTAAAGACCTGAGCGTTTATCCGCAGAACGTGGTCATTGAAGCCCTTGGAATGCTGCGCCGTGAATCTAAATTCAAGATGACGCTTGCCGCTGTGATTGAGAAGGTTGAGCAGTTGCAACCTGATGGCCGCCCTGGTGCAGACGAGGCCTGGGCCATGATCCCCAAAGACGAGCAGACCAGCGTCGTGATGACGGAAGAAATGGCCGAAGCCATGGGAATCGCCCAACCGCTGCTAAACGATGGCGACAAGATCGCCGCGAGGATGGCGTTCAAGGAAGCCTATGCGCGGATTGTTGAAACCAATAAGCGCAACGGCATCAAGCCTTCATGGTTCCCCTCGCTTGGGCACAACAAGGAGGGGCGCGATTCGGCACTGGCTGATGCGGTGCGACTTGGCCGGTTAACCGCGAATCATGCAATTGGCTTGGTCGCACCGGAAAAAGTTGTTCCGATGCTGCAAAGCGCTGGGGCAGAAAAGCTGGCGCTTGAATACAATCCGGAGGACACAGAAAAAGCGCGTGAAAATCTGGCGAGACTGAGATCAATGTTGGGCATGGTCAGTGATCGGGTGGCGTCTTGAAATGCCAATGCCAGCGATGCCGGCCGGAAACAGCGGAGGAGATATTGCAATGCGAGGCCAGGACAATCCTTCTCTGGACGCTAGAGGATCGGAAGGAATTCTTGCTGATGGCACAGAAGAAGCGCGGCGTGTCGGCTGTGAATTTACTCATTATGGATGCAAGTGATATTGCGGCAAAAGTCGGAACGAAAGTAACCGAGGCGGAAATGGTGGATATGATTCGGTCAAATCCAATTGGCACCAGTGAAAATGACGTGCGGGTTCGAAGCGGCGTATTGAGCTTTACGTTCGGCCCTGGCGGTGTTGTATTGACCGGGGCTGAAATTCGTAAACCATCTGCCGCGTCTGCTATTTAATCCGGGAAAGGCGCGAGACTACGATTTACGACCGCAACATTACCCATAATCTAAATAATATGGCATATGAGGCGGGAATTTACAAACACCTGTGGCGGCCAGAAGAGATCGAGATTACGAAGGCGGCGCAGTTGATTGAGCCGTTGCGCAAAGGTCTGGATATTCTGTTGAGCGACCCGGAGCGATTCAAGATGTTCGACCCTGAAAACAAGTGTGGAGACTATAACAGTCTAGTGGATTTCGTGCTGGAATATATCGCTGCATGTGAAGAAAATCCGAACGCTTCAGTGAGCGTGAGCAGATGAGTTCTAACATTCAAATTGATGGGCTGTCCGTCACCAGACCCGACGAAGGAGAGAAAGCATGAGCAACCACGAAACTGAAACAAGCCCGCTTATCGGCCAGTCCCGCTCCAATGCAGAGTTAGAACAGCGGTGCTATCAATGCGCAGCCACAGTACGGCACAGCTTTTTCGTTCCTCGGAGGTACAGCGGAAAAGTCAGCGCAATCACAAGCATTGATGCCGCCATCGCATTCCAAGACCAGCTTTTGCGCGACGGGAAAATCACGGCGGACGAAAAACTTAACACATACATCGCATGCGAACCCGATTGGAGAGATGCCAGGCTGCTGGCGTTGGATAAAAAACTCAAGCTCTCTGACGACAGAGATAACAGGCTGGACTCTGCTTTTGCGGCCAGTCCAGCGGAGTGAAACGGAGCGGTGTTGATTGACGGGTTATGCCCCGTTTTTCGATGAAAATATATTTTGATTTAGGTATTTACTTTTATCTTAAATAGGAATATACTCTTTTCAACGGTTGGCAATAAAGCAAACCGGCAAATGGAGTAGCGATCATGACTAATTTGAGAATGCTTGAAAAAACACAAGGAATGCCGGAATTAACTGGAGAAATCACGCGGGGGTTTAAGGGCGGAGTTTTTATTCGGGAAAACGATAGCGAACCTTTCGAACTGCTGGAAAACACAAATAACAACGGGTCAGAACTGGTTCATGTGCATTTTATAAATTCAGGAGTCCTTACCTATTTGAAAAAAACCGACATGCCGAAATGGATACACGCAAAAATCTCATGAGCGGCGGAAAACGTGAAGGGGCGGGTGCTCCGAAAAAAGCTCCCATCCTAAAAAAAGAGCCGGTCAGCTTGAAATTGCCGCGCTGGCTGATCGAGTGGCTGGACACGCAGCCAGAAAGCCGAGCGGTGCTGATCGAAGCTGCGCTAAAACGACAGCATAAAATCAAGCCACCGGAGCAAGGGGCATAACGAAAAAGTTGAGGGCGCGGCGTGACCCTGCAACAACTAAGCGCCGCTGGTGACCCGTCGCCTCGAACGGCGGGTTGGGCGTTAATCGAAGAAAGGATATGAACATGGCAACACCAGAACAGCTTTTGAACGATGCCATCCTGGCGATGGCTGAGCTGCACGACAGCATGGTGCCTGACGAGAACGAGGAAAACGCAATTGTTCCGCCGTCTGCGGTGCGTAAATTCGTTGATGCACATGCTCGGCTGATGTATGAGCGCGAGCGGATCAATAAAATTAAACAGCAAATGGTTTACGACCGTCCTGGTATAGGCGGTTGACGCCTAACGAGAAGGTGAGCGGCCTGCCGCCCGCCGAAGATTGATTAACTACCGTCGCTTAACGCGGCAGGTTCGCTCGACCGTAGGGTTGGGCTGGTAACTACGGAGAAAGAAATGAACGAATGGCAACAAGAGTGGCGACCGACCGAGCGCGACAACAGGCTGCACGAACTGGCAACGCGCTACCACACGGAATGCGAAGCCTACGACCGGACGGTTTGCACCGGCTCCACGGGACAAGACGGAATCATGCCGGCGACGCCTCGCGAAATGGGGCTGATTAACCGCAACGCTCATGCCGTGCGGAAGAGCCTCGAAGAAGAGGCGCAGCGCGAAGGCATCTGGCGAGAAGAACTGGCGCGGGCAATCAGCAAGTGGCACGGCTCGTTGCCTAACGCATAAGGTAACGCGCCGCGCTTCAGCGCGGTCGCTGTTGACCGCCGTGTTATGCCACATTTTCAACTTGGAGATAGCAATGAAGGTTTACCGGGTAGTGACAGAGCGCGACGGCGCGACAACCAAAGAGCCAGGCAAGACCAGCACCGAACTGCTGCGCGAGGAACACCGCTACGCAGCCGAAACAATGCAGGAAGTGTGGGATGCGATTGACTGGCTGCGCAATGACCCCGAGCGTGTTTTGCTGGCCGTGATAGAGGAAGCGCCGGCAATCACGGTATTGGGGCATAACGCAGAAATAACAGGCTCCGCGCCTTTGCGGAGTCCGAGTTGATTGACGGGTTATGCCCCGTTTTTCGACGCAAATATATTTGAAGACTGGAATATTCAGCTTTTACGGCAGGAATGCAATAATCAAAAGCATGCAAAGCACCAGATTGACTTTATGCGTAGCAGAGGGTTCTTGTGTTGATTCTAAATGCATATTGGTGTATATTGGATTCCAGCGACTATAAAGTTCCGGCGAAAATCGGAACAACTTCTAACATGGCGAGCTTGGTTTGTGGATAAGCTCGCATTGAAACAAGGCAGCACATTACCTGGTGGCGGCCTTTGTTTTGTCTGTTGGTACTTCAAAATGGCAAAAAATTATGGAAAACAAAGTTGAAACAGAGCATATTTTGGTGTTTTTTGAAAGTATCACCGGGATTGACGGATGGCAACCCATCGAGCGCGAGAACATCCCGGATTGGTTGCGCGACCAGGGCGTGATTGAACACCTTATAGATGGAGAAAAGGCAATCAACCACAACGACAAAACTCCGCAATACTATTGCGCCATTCAGGTCGCGCGCCCCCGCCCAATTGGCTATCGCGACCAAATGCGTCGTGCAACGGTAGGCGCGAACGGCAAAACAGAATCCGGCATCCAGTTGATATCGTAAGGTGATCCAATGACATCAATCCTGATTACAGGCAATTCGGTTGCGGCAGATACCGATGTGATTGCCAACAACGTCACCGCATCATCCGGGGTAGCATTTACCCTGCTAACCACAGAAACAACCGACGGCCTGGCTCACAAAATCATTATCACCCCCAGCGGCTCTGTCACCGGCAATTACACCATTACCGGCACAAACGCTAATGGCGAACCGATCAGCGAAACTTTGGCGACCAACACCACCAATGCCGTCACATCTGCAAAATATTACATGGGTGGTTTCGTCATTAGCGCACCGTCAGGGCTGGGTGCAGAAACCGTGGATATCGGTTGGACTGCGGCCAGCGTGTCGGCGTGGGAATTTATCAATGCCCCGTGGATAACTACAGGCATGGGATTTGGTTGCACCGTTGATTCTGGATCGCCAACCTACGCAGTAGAGCAGCAATACGGTGACGGCACGGCATTTATCCACTCGACCGTCACCGGCGAGACGACCAGCCAAGAAGGCGGATACGCCTACCCAGTGCGCGCTATCCGCATAGCATGGGCAGCGGCGGGAGATGTCACGCTTAGGGCGTGGTACTGATATGGATTTCAAGGTCGAAGAAACCGAAGTGTTGGTAAATGGCGTTCCATGCGTGCAGTGCTCAATTGGGCTAGTGGAGCTTGTAACCACAAGGCCTGAATTGGTTGAGGAATGCCACGATATTGCGAAGGGTGTGGCGAGGTCATATCTATCCATGCCTGATGACGATATAAAGTGTTGCCATGGCGCGGATAAGATTTGCTTTTCTGTCACAGAGATAAAGCGCAGCATTTTAGATACGGTGATACCAGCATAATGGTAGCAAAGAGCATAAAGTCCGATGAGCCGCAACAAACGCCATCCGAACGGTTGTCAGCAATTGGTATTGATGCGATATGCGCAGAGATAGCAGGCGGGTTGAGCCTCAGGGCGTGGAGCGTAAAGCATGGGTTTGAGACATCCACAGTTCACCGATGGATTGATTCGGATGATGAGCGGGCGCAACAGTACGCCCGCGCGCGCGAGGACAGGGAGGAATCAATATTCGAATCCCTTGGCGACATTGGCGACAAGGCCGCATCGGCAGAGTCGGCGGTAGAGGTGGCGGGGCTTCGGCTGAAATCTGACAACACCAAATGGATGCTGGCGCGCATGTCGCCGAAGAAGTATGGCGAAAAACTGGACGTGACGAGCGAGGTGACGGTACAAACCCTATCCGACGACCAGTTACTGGCTAAGGCAAAAGCACTGGCCAATAAAATTGGATTGTCCAATGTGGATGCCGTCAAAATAGCCGGTGAGTGACCTCTCAGAGTACGTAGCTGCGCTTGAGGAAATAGAGCGACGCCAAGCGGGTAGAAAGTTTTTCTCGTTCTTCCCCGACGAGGGGCCGCTAAGGCGCGAACTTTACAAGCAACACCTAGAATTTTTCCGGCTTGGCGAAACCCATGCGGTGCGCGGTTTCATGGCTGGAAACCGGGTGGGTAAAACTGAGGGCGGCGGCGGCTACGAAATGACCTGCCACCTAACCGGCAGATACCCGCCATGGTGGGAAGGCGCGATGTTCTCAGAGGGAGTGAGAGCGTGGGCGGCTGGGGATACTAGGCAAACCACTAAGGAAATTATCCAGCAAAAGCTGCTTGGCGATTGGGGGAAGTTCGGAACGGGGCTTATCCCGCGATCTGACATCATCAAGACAACCCCGTTGCAGGGCGTCCCGGAAGCCGTCGGCACGGTGTGGGTGCGGCACTACGATAAGACCGGCGCGGAAGATGGCGTTTCTCGCCTGAGCTTCAAGTCGTTCGACCAGGGGCGCGAGGCGTTTCAGGGAACAGAACAGGAAGTTATCTGGCTGGATGAAGAATCCGATGAAGGCGTGCGCGGAGAGTGCATCCTGCGCCTAATGACGACCGACGGACTGTTGATCGAGACATTCACCCCGCTTCGTGGGCTAACCCCGGTGGTTATGCAATACCTCCCGGCAGGATATGAGGAGGGCGCGGTGCGAGTGGTGAACGGAAACAGGGCGATGGTGATGGCCGGATGGGATGATGTACCCCATTTGACCGAAGCGCAAAAGCAGATGATGCGCGAAGAAACGGCGCCACACCTGGTTGATGCGCGTTCAAAGGGGATACCAAGCATAGGGTCTGGTGCTATCTACCCGATCCCAGAGTCCGAAATACTGGTAGACGATATTCCCATCCCAGATAACTGGCCGCGAGCTTTCGCAATGGATGTTGGGTGGAAGAGGACTGCCGCCCTGTGGGGTGCGCAAGACCCAGCAACAAAGATCATTTACTTGTACGCAGAATATTACCGTGGGCAGGCCGAGCCTCCAATCCACGCCGAGGCGATTAAATCTCGCGGCGCATGGATACCAGGCGTCATCGACCCAGCATCATCCGGCTCAGGCCAGCAGGACGGTAAAAAGCTGGCCGAAATGTACGGCACGGGGTCTCATGGGTTGGGGTTGGATTTGGCATTTGCCGACAACACGGTGGACGCTGGTATTCAGGCCGTATGGAAGGGGCT